ACTTCTGAGCCAACTGCTCTGCGCTCTGGGCATCGCCCAACGGCTGTTCAGGCGGTGCAACAGTGACTTCCACGTTGTCACGCATACCAAAATAGTTTTTGGCTCTGAAAATCCACTCTGCTGGGTTCTCCTGACCATACATACCGTTGTACGCCCACATGGACTGCATTTGTAGAATCAGCTTGAGGATGTACTTCTGCTGCAAGCTGTCGTCACGGCGCTTGCCTGTCATAATCTGTCTCAGGCTGGGCCATTCAATGCCTAGCACCAGCGCAATCCATTCCACCACAGGGGAGATTCTGGCTTCGATGCAAGCGTCAAAGAAGAAGTCAAGACGCTGCTGCACCTCAATTGGGTTGTTCATGTCCACGCTCGGCCAAAATACTTGGCTGCAATCATGCCGATAACCTTCTTGTCCTCTTCATCACCGATTCTCGACTGCAAATCTCCTGTATTCAGCATCTTCGACTTCTCGATAGCTAACTCCTGTTGTTCTTTCACCTTTTTACTCACCTGCGAGCGGATAGATTTCCGCTTGTTAAGCATCTGTTGTTTCTTCTTCTCTCGCTCTTTCTCACGCTTCGCAGCGGCTTCTTCTTTCGCCTTTTGCGCTCGCTTCTCACGCTTTTTCTTTTCCGCTTCGGTCAGCGGCGGTCTGCCACGACCACGCTTCGGGGGTGTTGCCAAGAGTTATCACCTCTTCATCTTCGTTTTGATGTTGTCCAGCGCCCGTGCAATCCACCAAACGGAACAGCAACTGCCAAGTTCGTTCCACCAAGCGCACTTTTCTTTCTCGCAGACGCACCGACCAAGCGGATTGCTAGTCATCTTCATCGGGCAGTAAAGTTCGTTGTCCATTGGTTATTCCCCGTTCATCTCATAACATTTGCTGTAGTTCTCGTTGAACCCCAAACACCAAGCTAACTCAGAAGCCATTTCCTGATAAATGCCTTTGATATTAAGCTCAGTTTCGGATTTCGCACAGCCACTATAAAGACCATACAGAAAAGCCAGCCTTTCACGCCCTATCATGTTGATATCCTGAATCATCATTTCCACCCCATAACAACAGCCGTACAAACGGCTAGACACACGTTGACGAACAACCAGACGAGCATTGCCTGCCGCTTTTCAAACAGGTTGTCTGCCATGTTTTTGATTGTCCGTTCGGACTGAACTACCACCGCCAGCAGGACTAGGCAGACCAGCCAGCGAGTTGCAAATTCAAACATCATCGTTACCACCTGTTCATAATTTCAAATTCTCTCATGTGAAGTTTCTCGCCGCAAAACGGACAAATCCTTTCCTCTTGGAATTCTTTCTTTTTCATATATGCTTCATGCTT